GCAAAATTAGTAGCGGAAGGCACATTTGCCAACGTAGCTAGTGGCGACATTTTTCAATTATTAGAAGTTCCTGCTAATACTATTGTTATTACTGCAGGTGCTGAAGTCACTACAGTATTTACAGGTGGTTCTGCCACTGTAGATATTGACTTTGCAGCAGGAGATGACATCATTGATGGCGGAGACGTTTCATCAACTGGTTATCTTGCAGCAGGTTCTAATGGTCAAGGCAATATCATAAACACAGCAGCAGCTAATACATTTACTGCATTAATTACAGCAGCAGACACTATTGACGTGAAAGTTGCAGCAACTGATACAGCTTGTGTTAGTGGTGTACTTAGAGTTTATGCGGTTCTTGCAGATATTTCTTCTCAACAAACAGGAAGAGATGTTGTAGCTAGAGACTTAGTATAGATTTATTCTAGGATTAGGAGGGGTGAGTATTTCTTGCCTCTCCTACATTTAATATATGGCATATACATACTTAACAGTAACAAACGAAGTTTTAAGAAGGTTGAATGAAGTTGAATTAACATCATCAACTTTTCCTACTGCTACAGGAATACAATCCTTAGCTAAAGATGCTGTCAATAATGCACAGCGAGATATTTTTATGTCTGAACAAGAGTGGCCTTTTTCTTATGCTACTACAAGTCAGACATTAACTGCAGGAACTAAAGAGTATGCTTTAACTTCAGGGTTTTTAAGCATAGATTTAGATACTGTACTTATAGATAGAAACGATACCTTAAATGTTGCAGAAACACATTTAACACCTCTTTCCTACCAAGAATACGTAGATAGATATATGGAAAGAGACGAACAAAGAGATTCAGGAGATTATGATACTCCTAGATACGTATACTTAACACCAGATTATAAACTAGGAGTAAGCCCAACACCAGACAAAGCTTATGTAGTAAAATACACATATTTTAAAACAGCTACCGAACTTGATTTACATGGAGATGTTCCAGAATTACCATCGCAGTTTAAGAATGTACTAATAGATGGTGCAGTATACCATCTTTATATGATGAGAGATAATGTAGAGTTAGCATCTTTAAGTAACAAACTAGTTACAGATGGTATAGATAAGATGCGTCAAATACTAATTAATCGTTATATAAGGATGAGGGACACACGTGTCTCTAGTGTAATAAATGACTGATAGACTTCAAACTTTAAAAATACCCTGTAGAGGGGGCTTATATACTAATGAAGATTTTCTTACTTTAAGTGATAATATGCCTGGCTCGGCAACAAAACTAGTAAATTTTGAAGTATCACCTTTTGGTGGATATAGAAGAATAAGTGGATACGCAGCCCTAGACTCTACTTATCACACTCCTGCAGGACAAGGTGCTATATTAGGCTTATTTATATATAATGAATTTATATATGCAGCAAGAAGAAAAGCATCAGGAACAGATTATGATGTTCTTAAATATGTATCAGGAGCAGGGTGGTCAAGCACTAGTTTAACAGCAGGCCAAGCCTTTGCTGACGTAAACAGAATACGAGGTTTAAATCATTCTGTAACTGGAAATAAAAGTTTAATACTAACAGATGGTATTAATTATCCAATGAGATTAGTTACTAATACTTGGACAAAACTTAATGGATCATCTGATGTAGAGAATGCTAGTTTTGCAGAAGCATTTAAAAATAGAATATTTTTTGGAGGTATGAGTCAGTCTCCACAGTTATTAGTATTTACTGCACCTAATAGCGATAGCAATTTTACCGCAGCAGGCGGAGCAGGTAGTGTTAATGTTGGGTTTGACATTACTGCTATAAAAAGATTTAGAGATAATCTTTATATATTTGGTAAAAACGATATAAGAAGATTATCTGGGGACAGTATTAATTCTTTTGTAATACAAGAAGTATCTAACAGTGTAGGGTGTGTTGCAAGCGATAGTGTACAAGAAATAGGCGGTGATGTTATATTTCTTGCACCTGATGGGATAAGAACAGTACAAGGAACAGAAAGAATTGGTGATATTGAGTTAGCAACTATATCAAAACCAATTCAAAGAATATTAGGATTATACGATATTAACTTTACAAACGAACAATTATGTAGTACTGTTATACGTGAAAAATCTCAATTCAGATATATGTTTGGTAAGTCTTCTCTTACAGCAATAAATACATCTGGATTTTTAGGAGGCTTACGTACATCAGACCAAAGAACAGGTTGGGAATTTAGTGAGTTAAGAGGGTTTCAAGCATCTTGTGCAACTAGTGGTTTTATTGGTGACTCTGAGTATGTTCTTCATGGGGACTTTGATGGCAAAGTTTATAGACAAGAACAAGGTGGTACTTTTGCAGGAACAAATGTTTATGCAACTTACGTATCTCCATTTTTAGATTTTGGCAATACAGAAAAAAGAAAAACATTTTCTCAAGTTACTGTATTTACTAGACCAGAAGGTGATAATAATTTTATTGTAACAGCAGACTACGATTGGTTAGATTCGGATTATTCTAGTCCTAATGATTACACTATAGAATCTACAGGTGGCTATGCTGAATATAGAGATACAGAAACAAATTATAATACAGCAGGATTTGTTTATGGTGGTGCTACAAAACCAGTCATAAGACAGGCAGTTCAAGGATCAGGACATGCCATACAATTTAAGTTTGTTACAGTAGCAAGTGCTAACCCTTATACCATACATGGGTTTGCAGTACAATTTGGAGAGGCAGGAGTAAGATAATGGCAGGATATGCGAGACAGAGTTCTAGTAGTATACAAGATGGGGAAACAATTACAGCTGCCCCACTCAATAGTGAGTTTGACGCAGTATTAGCAGCATTTGCATTTAGTGGAGGCCATAATCACGATGGTTCTTCTACTGAAGGAGCATATGTAAGTATACTAGCGGATGTTGACGCTTTAAATAAAATTGTTGTTGACAATACTAATAATAGACACGGTTTCTTTGTTGAAGTATCTTCTTCTGCTGTAGAACAAATAAGAATACAAGATGGTGCAATAGTTCCAGTAACTAGTAATGACATTGATCTTGGTACAAGTTCTTTACAATATAAAGATATACATATAGACGGTACTGCTTATGTAGACACTCTTGAAATACATGTAGGTGCTTCTTTATCCGCAGGTGTATTATCTTTACCAGATGGATCAGCTTCTGCTCCAGTAATTACAAATACAAGCGATACAAATCAAGGTCTATACTTTTCAGGTACAGATGAAATGTCATTTACTGCAGGAGGAACTGCTCAAGTTACTTTTGCTGATGGTGTTATTAAACCTGTTACAGACAACGATGTAGATTTAGGTACATCAAGTTTACAATTTAAAGACATTCATATTAATGGTACAGCTAATATAGATACACTTGCAGGTACTACTATGAGCGGTAACTTAGCTATGGGTAGTAATAAAGTTACTGGTCTTGCCGCACCTAGTGCAGATGGCGATGCTGCAAGAAAAGTATATGTAGATGATTCTATTGCCTCGGCTGAAGGTCTTACACAATTAGCAGGTAATATAAATGTAAATGGTTATTTCTTCTTTGGAAGTTCTGGAGAAGATGTAAAATTTAAACCTCAAACAGGTGCTTCAGTATTATCTACACAAGATACTGACGGAGAGTTTGTAGCTCTTGTTCTTAGAAACGAAAGTGATGCTGCAGACACAACAGGTATAGCTTCTCTTAGATTTGATTTAGAAGACACAAGTGGAAACACAGTAGACGCTGCTAAAATAGCAGTTAAAAAAGAAGCATCTTTTACTTCTACTGCAGCAACTCAAGATTCTTCTATGGTATTCTCTACATCTTTAAATGGTACACTAACAGAATATTTAAAACTAACAAGTGCAGGTATATTAGAACCTATAACAGATAATACTGTAGATATTGGTACATCTGCAAAACAAATTAAAGATATTTATGTACATGGAACAGCTTACCTTGATGCAATAGGTTTTGGTACTACTTCTATAACATTACCTACAGCAGACGGTTCAGCTAACCAAATACTAAAAACAAATGGTTCAGGTACTTTATCATTTGCTGATGATACAGGAACTACTATAAACAATGCTACAGAAAATGAATTAGTAACTGTATCTTCAACTACAACACAATTAGATGGTGAAGCTAATCTTACATTTGATGGTACAACGCTTACCTTAAATGGTAAATTAGCCATGGCCTCTAATACAGCAGGCAAATTACTTATTGCAGATGGTACAGATTTTGAGCCTACTGCTGTTGGTGATCTATCTGAAATAAGTTCTGTTGCTAGTGATGATGTATTAATTGCAGTAGATACTTCTGGTGGTGGTTTAAAGAAAATTACTAGAGCTAATTTAGTATCAGGTCTTGCTACATCAAGTGCTATATCTAATGTTGTAGAAGACACTACTCCACAACTAGGTGGAGATTTAGACGCACAAGGTAAAGATATAACAGACGTAGGTATTTTATCTGCGGATGCTTCTGCAGGTATATATGGTGCTACAGGTAGT